TTTAAAAGCCAATAGGCTTTCGCCCGCTCTTCCCATCGATAGTTTTTATGCGCTAACTGCCAGTCATCGGGGACAGTTTTAGCTCGTTTAAATTTAGTCTTCTCTATCTGTTCCCCAGAAGCTTCCCCGCAGTTACCGTAGGCTCGATTTAAAGTGCGATAGCCTGAAGGAATAGGAAGGTAAAAAATCTGAAATCTTTCAAACCAGTCAGGGGTTTCTAGTTCTTGCCGTTCCCAGATAGGATATTTGGTAAACTCGATTACCTCTTCATGAATAGAGTATGTACGCTTTCTGCCTCGATTAGTGACAACCATTGGTTATTATAGTAGTAGAGTTACTTAATCTTACATCAATCATGACAGATAAATTAGAAATTGAGTATCGACGGCTTTGCGACCTAAAACAACTAAAGGGTAATTCCAAAAAACACGCCACTGAAAACACAATAGCTTCAATATTGGATATGGGATTTAAAGACCCAATTGGCTACGATCCGAGCTTAAACGGCGGAAAAGGGGGGATTACTGAGGGTCATGATCGGTGTGCCGCACTATTAGCAATTAAAAAGCGCAAAATAGATCGACCTAGAGGTATAGATATTGACAATGATGGGGAGTGGATGGTTCCTATTTTAGTAGGAGTTCACGCTAAAAATGAGGCTCAAGCTATAAAATACTCGATTATTCACAACCATTCTACGATTCACGGGGCGGGGCTTGACCTTGCTACGGAATTAAAGCTTTTTGATACTGACTTACTAATTAGCCAAGCTGAATACCTTGATGAAGAGGGGGAGAATTTAGGAGTAATCGGCGATTTAAATTCAATCCTAGAAGCTTTAAATACTTCAGATAATTTAGATAATTCTGATAATTTTGAATCGAATATAACAGATAATTTTTCGGGAAAAAACAAAGAAATTGACATTGAGGGTATGGATGGGCAAATGATAATTAAATTAAGTTATACAGAAAATGAATACTGGCAAGTAAAAGAACAATTAAGTAAAATAGCATCGACACCCGAACAAGCAGTATGGAAGCTTTTAGGTAATGACTAAACATAAATTTGCATATAAGTGGAATTTGTCAGATGGATACCCAGCACCCGGAATTGAAAAACATGGGTTAAAAGTATTTGGTACTTTTATCTGTGGCGGTGGTTCGACTATGGGTTACAAGTTAGCAGGTTTTGACCATTTAGGAGGTGTTGAAATAGACCCGCAAGTAGCTAATATATATAAAGCTAACCACAATCCTAAATATTTATTTATTGAAGATATAAGAGATTTTGCTGATCGTGCAACTCTTCCCGATGAACTTTACAACCTAGATATTTTAGACGGCTCACCTCCCTGCTCTTCATTTAGCATGGCAGGAAATAGAGAAAAAGACTGGGGGAAAGAAAAAGTATTTAGGGAAGGTCAGGCTAAACAGCGACTTGATGACCTTTTCTTTGATTACATACGATTAGCAAAAAAACTACAGCCAAAGGTCGTTATCGCTGAAAATGTTAAAGGAATTATTCAAGGTAATGCCAAAGCGTATGTAAAGCGAATAAAAGATGAATTTAAAAAAGCAGGATATAAAGTACAGTTATTTCTTTTGAATGCTGCGAGCATGGGAGTGCCTCAAAAACGTGAGCGAGTATTTTTTATTTGCCAAAGGAATGATTTAAACTTTAAAAATCTAGAGTTAAATTTTAATGAAGAGCCAATTTTGTTTGGTGAATTTGGAACAAATGAAATTGGAGAAGCAATTAAACATAATTATATAAAAAAACTTTTAAAAAACCCTATAACATCAACAGGTGCGTTACAAACACATAAAAAAAGTTTAAATGGCAAAATCGGCGGTATTGGATTTACTTTTGTTTGCTTAGAAAATCAAACGCCTTTAACAGTAATAGCAAACAAAAATAAACTAATACACAGTAACTTAAATAATTATATATCAAATAAAGCAACTTGCCTAATTGGTAGCTATCCACTCGATTACAACTTTAAAAATATCGATCCAAAGTATTTAATTGGTATGTCAGTTCCTCCTGTAATGACTGCACAGATAGCGCATCAGATTTATTTACAGTGGTTTACAGAACAATCAGTACAAAAATACACACAGTGACACTTGATAAACTGTCACGCTTTGCCAACTATCTGAAAATTATCATGATATATTTAAAATATAAGCACTAAACCGAGTGCATCCATTAATTAGAGCCTCCATAAGCTACTGGGCGGATCAGTAACCGACTTGAAATAGTAGTCGGCTGGTGAGACTGGTTAATGAGTCGTTTTAAGCTTGCTAGTGTAAGTCCAGTAACCGACTTGGAATAGTAGTCGGCTGACGCACGCACTTGGTCTAGTGCTTATTACTTTAAATAGATTCTTAGTTATTCCAGTGACAGTAAATCACTGGAATAACTGCTTTAGATGTCCCCAAGCATTGTGACACCTGATAAACTGTCACACTCGGACAACACCTATCAAGAGGTATGCTATCGTTTTTCTCAGCGTGTCAGTGCCTAAAGTGGCACAGCAAAACACCTATTTTCAAGAATTAAGTGATTTACTTAAGGTAGTTGCACAAAGAACTCCTAATAGGAATTGAAACTATGAACTATAATCGTAGTTGCGTGCGCTTTATCTAATAATCCCTATTAGGGATACCCCGAAGCTTAAGTAGAGGAAAATTTGAAAAAATGAAAGCTTTATTACTCGATCTTGATTAAGACTAAAAAAACAAAAGTGATAACTTCTAGACAAGCCTACATCTATCTAGTGTGGGCAAAAAACAATAATCTTGACCCAGTGCCTGTAACTTCCCGTCATCGGAACTATCGCTTTAGAGTGGCATCAACTACAGCAGAATTAGGAATAGGTAAAGAACGAGTCAGACAAGTTCTGGCTAAAGTCCTTGAACTGCTATCAAAAGGAACCCAAATTGAGGAGGCAACCCAAATAATACTACAAGAGTACAAAAAATTTAATTAATCAAAACCCGTCAATTAATTGACGGGTTTTTAGTTAATACACTGCTAACAATCTGTTAACAGTGTATTAACAGTGAAAAGTATTGATATATATACGTTTTATTAGTTTGTTGCTACTGTTAATAGGTTTCCCGATTCTCGTTTTTTCTGTGTCCAGATTCCCCAATATAGAAAATTCTATATTGGGGAATAATTGATTATTTAATGTAGTACAATATTAATATGCCCTCGTTGACGCGAGGGACTAACTAAGTCAACCTACTGTAGAGGCTAACATGGCTGATCTAATTTTACAACGTTTTGATCACGACGGCATCGAGCTAATTATCGACACTCAGACCGGTGAAAGCTTTGCCTCAATCAAAGGATATGCTCGTATGTCTGGGAAAAGCTCCAACGCTATCACTATGCGGTTAAACCGGCTATCTAAAGAAGATAGCAAGGGGGTAACTTCTGAATCTCCAAATCGCCCTCAAATTCAAACAGGGAGCAGGTTACAAGGGGGTAACACAATGGGGTTAGGATTAGGATTGCTAAAACAGGCTCAAATTCAAACAGAGGGCGGGTTGCAAGGGGTTTATCTAATCCCAGAAGACCTAATCTGTAAGTGGTTGCCAAAGGATAATCCTGAGTTAGCCTCTCAAGTGCTTAAGCTAGGAGTCCGATTATTCCTTCACACATTAGCTGGTTTTCGCGTCAAGAGCGAGGCAATTACAGAGGTAAGGCAACTTGAGAGCCAAATCGTCAAACTAAGCGAAGAGAAGCAAATACTAGAGGAGTTGATCAAAACTCAAAAGACTATGATCGCTGACTTTAGCAGTAAAAACTCGATGCTTGACTATAAGCGGCTAGTGATCGAAGAATTACACGCTGAAAAAGAGCGCGATATAGCTAAATTTAACTTACTCGAAACCGAACGAGAAAAAGCACGGGGATGGCGAGGCGGTCGAATGCTTATGAGAAACGACAAAAAACGGTAAAAATACCTAAACCCATTTGACACTCCCGTCGCTAAAAGCGAGGGTCTTTACCCCGACATTCAAGATAAACCCCCTATGGACTCATAGGGGGTTTATAGTTTGTTGGTTTGTAAATAGATTGTAGATAAGGTGATCAACAATAAAAAGCATTGATATATATAGGTTCTAGACTTTGTTGATGTTGTTAGCCTTATTCCCGTGTCAGGATTTTTTATCCTTTTCTTATTGTCCAGTTCGTTTATCTCTCCCTATTTTTTCTCTCCCCTGTATAAAGTGCCAACAAGATAAACAAACTTTGAAACCTATACCCTGCAAGGCTTTCGATTGTAGATAACCTTATCTACAATCGAATCACAATCCAACAGCCTTGCTGTTGACCTTGTTTGCTTTTTTACTCTACAGTTTTTTATTGTCCAGTCTGGTTTATTCTTTTATCTTTTTCCTTTATAAGACATCGACATTATCTACAAAGTCTAGAACCTTTACAGGGTAACGGTTTCGGTTGTCGATCACCCTATCTACAATCTATCTACAATGGTAACAGGTAAATATACTTAGTACATCTGCTCAGAAATAATTCTCCCACCCACTTGACTTTATTGGGAGAACGATCTACTATAGAGAAGTAAACAAAACACACAAGGATTAAAACAATGAACACTCAACAATCTAAGCTAAACAAATACCAGACTAGCCTAGCTAGATTAACTGCTCAACTAGCAGTTACTAAAGGTAATCGGAATAAAGCTAAAATCGTTTTAAATATATTAGAAATTGAATCAAATATTGAGTTTTTGTCCTCAACGATTAAAAATATGCAATCTTTTAAAGATGAAGTAGTAACATTACCTCAACCAGAATGGTTACAAAAGTTATCAATTCCAGAATCTACAAAAGAACGAGTCGTTAATACAATCAACGCCCTTGACTGTAAGATTGAAAAATTAAATAACGATATAAACGGAATTACATCTCAAAATCACAACAATATCTTAAACTCTAGCCCTGCCGCTGACACTGGTGGTATTAGAAATCAATCAGACAGTAAGCGTCAACAGTTTGACGATAGACTATTCCGGAATGCTAAAAATGCTGTTAACGCATCAAAAGAAAGAGATACTTTAACAACACAGAAAAAACGGTATATCAAGGACATAAAAGAACGTCCTATCTTTGAAAAGGCATTAAAAACAGGTAAAAAATCATCGGGAGAATCCTATGATCGGGAGACAATGCAATTCATAAAAGATGAGTTAAAACTGATTAACGATAGAATATCTAAAATTGAGTTTTTAGTCACGACTCAAAAATTCAAGAAATTGTAATAAAGTAGTACATCTGCTCAGAAATAATTCTCCCACCCACTTGACTTTATTGGGAGAACGATCTACTATAGAGAAGTAAACAAAACACACAAGGATTAAAACAATGAACACTTTACAAACTAAATTAGCTCGATTGAAATCTCAACTTAAAATTACAAAAGGCAATCGTGCCAAGGCTAAGATTGTTATAGAAATTCTAAAAGTAGAATCAGCTATTGAGCAGTTAAAGCCCAAAAAAGAAATAAAGGTAAAAGATATAACTATTAAAATCCCTGTTAGTGTTTCTACCCTTAAAAAACACTGCAAAGTACCATCTTCTAAACTGACAGACAAGGAAATTATTGACGGATGGAAATATTCTTTAGCTGCCCAATCAATGCAAAAAGACTTTAAGGCACAAAAAGATATTCAATGGGGAGATCGCCATCTCCTTCTACAGGTAGTTTATTGGGTTGATCAATACCAGCAAGAAATGGATAAAAGGGGATTAACAGAAAAATACTGTCTATGGATCGAGAAGAAACAAGCATTTAAAGACGAATTTCATCGGAAACCAGAAAAAGCAATTAATGAATCTAAGCCTCAAATTAATATAACCGAAACTCAAGCAATTGAACCCAGAACTAAACAATTAGAATTAAATCTTTTTGGTGAGATGCCATGCGTAAATAAGTTTCAAGAAGTAATCGATAACACAAAATTTACCAAACAGACCGTATCTATTCTAAACAGAGAAGGTGAAACTAGAAAAGTAAAAGGAGAAGCTTTGGGCGATTATCTAATTTCTGCGGGAGGAAATGACGCTTACAGCATTCATCACATCCCAACAGGATTAGAAATAATGTCTAGTGTAGGATTTAAAACTAGAAACCCAGTTAAGTATAACAAACTAAGCGAAAAAGAAGCGGCTAGGTTAGCTGTCAAAAAGTTGGTCGCCGCTAACATTGACATTCCAGGTTCTTACTTAGAATGGAATAAGTCTAGCGCAATTGAAAAAGCAAAAATAGGGCAAAACATCATAGATGCTTTTGATGACAAGATTAAGGCTAAAGCTTCATGAGTACACTTATCTCTTAGTCAGCAATAAAAAACACTTAGCTAAGCTAAGTGTTTTTTATTAGTACATCTGTTCAAAAAAGATTCTCCCAATCTATTGACATTTATGGGAGAACGATCTACTATAGAGAAGTAAACAAAACACACAAGGATTAAAACAATGACTACCAAAGCACAGCAACTAAAGAAAGAACTAACCCAAGCATTCCCAGAGTTAAAGTTTTCTGTAAAAACTAATAAAGGTGTTATTGATAAGATTTTTGTAGATGTCAAAGGTTTAATAGGTTCTTCTTATACAATGTCAGAAATTAAATTGGTTACTAATAAATATCATAGCTACGTTTCGGATTCTTTTGATGGTGGATATACAGGAGATACTATTGTTAGCGTAAGTAATAACGACTTAGACGCAATGTTTGATGAAATTAAAGTAATGCTAAATATCGAGAACGAAAAATACGATCCCTATATTTACGCTGACCTCTATAAAGTGGCTAACAACGAGTTTTTTAGTGTACTTCCTGACGGATACTATGAAGAAAAAATAGCAGAAATAGAACAAGTCGATGAACCAAACGAATACAAAATAGAATCAATTGTTTTTAATAGTTCTGTTTTTAATTCCGCTGATCAATTCATTAAACATATACAATCTTGGTACAAAAATGACCCTAAAAACTTGCCAAGTAACGGGCTATATGACAAAGTAGATTTTACAATTTATTTTGGTAATGGCAAGGAAAATCGAGATTACACTATGCGGTTATATGTTTCCCAAACCGATGATAATCCTTTCGTTTCCGAGAATTTACTTTATAATCATTTTCTTGCATTCTGTGAAGAGTTTAAGTCTCATCCTAGTAAAGACTTTTATGCAGAATTAGAATTTTTCTCGAAATGTGATTGGGGGCAGTCAAAAATAGTTGACTTAAAATCTCAATACCACGAGTATTTACAGGATAAGCTTTCCTGTAAAGAATACGATGCAATTATTACCCTAGAAGCATTTAAGGATAAGGTTGCATCTATGCCAGTAAAATTTATCTTTCCTTAGATGGTTTTAAAATTTAGTGACCTAAGCAAGTCATTAAACTGTTTAATTTAATCTATTAACAGCGTATTTGCTATGATTCTAATCTTGTCTCTTAAATTAGAAGATTTTAAGGTTTTAAAATCTTCTATTCAAAAAATCGACAATACTAACACTAACTCAAGTTTTGTTAAACTACAAGATTGCTCTTTATCAGGAATAGCTTTGACAAGAGTAGCTTTAATTTGCGATAAACCTCCTGAGATAATCGCAAAAAAAGGAATCAACTTTTCTACAGAAGCAGTTATCTCTGAAACTAAATATTGTGCTGCCTGCTTAGTTTTGGGTAAATTTACAGCACTTAATACCCGAAACAAATCTGGGTACTGCTTGGAACATCGAGAACTTGATCCTAAGCGGAAACAATCTCAACACCAACGCTACAAACAAAGACGTAGTACAAATGCTCAGAAATAATTCTCCCAGATAGTTGACATTTCTGGGAGAATGATCCACAATAAAAAGTAACTAAAACACACATCAGTTATCAGTTATCAGTTATCGGTAAACAGTAAGCAATTAGGAGTAACAAAATGAACCTAGAAAATCTTGATCAATTCAGTAGCACAGAAAATTACTACAGTAATAAAAACTACCCTTTTTTATATACTGACGGAGTCAAGTATTTAGCGAAAAACGGAGCCTATTGGTTACTTGATGCGATTGCTTCGTGGCAAAGTGAACCCATTATTAAAAGCAATCAAGATTTAAGTCAGATTCAATTTTGGAAGTTAAAAGTTAATCCTGATCAGTCAGCATCTCTTATCTGCGAGCGAGATACAGATGAACCCGTAATCACTCAAAAGATACCTTTGACCGATTTTCCCATTCCAGGAATCACTCTTTATTTGTGTGATATGGGAACCGGGCAAGGTGTTTTAATTCTCCCTAGTGAGTATTAATCACCAATTATCAGTTATCAGTTATCAGTTATCATCATCAACTATTTGGGATTAACAAGTAGTACAAACGTTCAGAAATAATTCTCCCACATACTTGACTTTATTGGGAGAATTTTGTAAGATAAGACTAGGCAAACAAACACACGAGGTAACAAGCTATGACTTCTATCGAATTCTACGAAAGAGATACAGTTATTAAGCGTATTGGAGACAATCTTAATCAAATTAACCAAAGATACTTTGAGGGAAACCACGGAATACTAAGCGTCACCGATAACGGTGATTATGTTACAGTCAAAAGACAGGGTTTATCTGTTGCGGACTATGACACTCAAAAGCTTTTTGACGCACTAGAAAATTTTAGTCAAGAAGATCGAGAGTTTCTTTTTCCCTATGGACTATGGGACTATTTAGATCATTGCAAGTACACCCCACAAGAGGATCAAAGAAGTGACAACCAACTAAAGACCGATAATGAGTTATCTTTCTCTGAAAAAAGACAGGTTGCGCTCGTTGATTTGTTGTGGGGTGAACCTGACGAAGTTGATTGTTTGTTAAGTGAACCTGACTTAGAATACCAAGAGTTCAATAAAGCATGGATTGAAAAGGAAGCCTTAAAGCAGCGAATACACGATCTTGAATGCACAGTTTCTCTACTGCAAAAAGAAACAGATCAAATAACAGTTCTAAACGAATCTGTTACTCAATTACATACGCGTATTCATCAACTGGAACAGGAAAATAAGCAACTAAAAACCAATCAACCAGAAACCAAACCAGAACCTAAGCTAGATAAAAAACCGATGGCTAAAAAGCCTAAGTTTAAACTGCCAGAAAACTTTGCTGACTACCAACAAGAGTGCGACGACTTAATTAACGCATTGTCTTGCTTTTACAATATCAAAAAAGGTAAATGGGGAAAAGACATTCTCCAGTTTATTCTTACTCCCAACGATACCGAAAAAGCAAAGCATCCATATCCTGACAAGTGGAAAGCAGGACTATATTTTTCGAGACGGTGGGCAGTCGATAAAGTCAATTTGTCTGACCCTGATGAATGGTCAGACTGGTACATGGACATCTATGACTTTGCTGACGCTAACGACTTAGAGATTAGTTAGCTTCTAGTTATCAGTTATCAGTAGTACACTTGTTCAAAAAAGATTCTCCCAGATAGTTGACATTACTGGGAGAATGATCCACAATAGGAAGTAACCAAAACACACGAGGTACTAAGTCATGTCTAACGATAAACAACTAATCGAAACAACACAAATTCCTAAAATTAAAAAGGCTCAAACTTTCCGCGAAGAGATTGAGCAAATAACTCAATCTTTAGATCAGAAAGTACAAACAGTACTAGACAAATATCCGATGCTGTAATCAGTTATCAGTTATCAGTTATCAGTTGTCAGTTATCAGTTATCAGTTGTCAGTTATCATCCGTCAAAAAGTGTGTGATTACTTTATTGGCTTAATTTTCCGAGATTTTTGGCAGTTCTGCGATCAGTGTAACCATAGGTAAATCTACGAACTACAAAAAGATAATAAAAAAGTTTGACAAACTACTTGACATACAAACATATACCTGTTATATTGGTTATATGCCAACAAACACAAAAGAGGTTACGATGAAATTTAACAGACAAGCACCTGGTCACTACGTTGCAGTAGCAGAAAAAGTTGAAATTAAAAAAGGTATTGGTGTCAATAAAGATAAATGGTTTTGCTATTTTCCTGATGATAAAGTGTCTTACCGCCGTAGCTATGAAGCGGCTAAGGCTTGGTCAGAAAAATATATGGAAAAACTACAGACATACAATGTCACAGTCAATCGAGTTAAGACTGTCAAAAAACAAGCGACGACCAGTAAAGAGCAGTCTTTACAACACAAGTTATCTCGCCACCTAAGTTATGTGGTAGGAGCGGAATCGTTAGGCTGTGTCAATACTGGGCGCGCCGCTTGTATAGCACATTTATCTGTTAACGGAAAATCCTTTTATGTAGTCGGTTTTGAGGGTGCTGTTACTGACACCATTTTCGAGAGAATTATCTTTAAAATTAAAAAAGATTTACAATCTGGTTTATTCCAAGATTGCTATCAGACCGAAGTATGGGGTAGCGTTTCGGTTTTTAAAGGTTTCAAAGAAGCTGAAAAAGCTTATCGTAAAATGGACGACAAAACAAGAAAACAGAATGAGAAAGATCGTCAAGCAATAGCAGAAGCAAAAGCAAAAGCAAAAAAAGGAGACATAGAGGCTATGTTTACACTAGGAGATTATGGAGTTCTTTAATTGTCCCAAATGTCAATCACAGAGAATCTCTAAAAAAGGGTTCTCTGTGTCAGGAAAACAGCGTTATCGCTGTAAGGATTGCAATCATCATTTTACTGGCAATCCGGCAGGAAAACCTCCCCACCCTGATTCAATGACTAACGCCGAAAGATGTCGTCGTTATCGGTTGAAAAAAAAACAAAAAAACACTCCCTAAAACCAATAAAAATAAATTGTTATAATAGCTGTAAGGATAACTTACAGCTATTTTTTAATGATTAACTGGAATCTAGGAAAAGACTTAGCTACTGAAGCTTTTGGGGAAATGGTGTCCGAATTTGCCCAAGAGATTAACTTTCAGATAGAAGATACTAAATGGAACTGGCCACGG